TGTTGGCCATTTTACATCGTCAAGTGATGTGGCTGACTTTGTAATATCTCGCAGAGCTTGTCTGTATGTTGTCATTTCCGCAGACATAGTTACGTCTGATAAAGCATAATAATCTGTTTTTAACAATCTATAATTTCTTTCGGCTCTCAAAGATGCTAAATCATCAGCTGCTTTTTGTTCTGCAGTTCGAGTATCTGCTGGGCCAAAATTAGTTCCGTCCCAAGTACCATTTCTTTCTGTGTCAGCAGTAGCATCAACCCAAGTAAAAGAGCTGTGTACCTCAAATTCGTTTTCTACAATATCAACAACTTTTCCATCAAGTATAAGTGCTTTCATTATTTATATTCCTCCACTACGACAATGCCTGCGCCACCTGCTACACCGTTAGCGTTTGCAGGGCCACCTCCGCCGCCTCCATGCGTACCTACTGTTGGAGCGGAACTACTATTTCCGCCTGCGCCGCCACCGCCCCAGAAGCTATTACCACCAGAACCACCGATAGCATTTTGACCACCTTGATTATAATTGATAGCTCCGTGACCTGCTGGGCCTTGTCCATATATATTTATATCACCACCAGAGCCGACCCCGCCTTCCGCACGGACAAAGTTAGTGCTATTGGTAGAACCATCGCCGCCTGTCGCTGAGCAGTAGGAACCAAATGATGAAGTACCTCCGTGACCACCTGCGCTACTAGAACCACCTGCAGTACCTCCTGAGCCAATCGTTACAGTTACAGAAGAAACAGAAGACACATCAATAATTTCAATCGCAGTACCGCCTGCTGCACCACCTTGTCCCGTATCGTCAGCATTATTACCGGGACATTTACCAGAACCTCCGCCACCGCCAGTAACATAAACTTTTATAGTAGTAATTCCTGAAGGTTTTGTCCAAGTACCGTCAGACGTAAATACTTGTTGTGAAGCAAGTCCAAGATCAGATGGTATAGTTACTGCCCCCCACGATACATTTGTGCCATCAGTGGTAATAAATTTACCGCTATGGCTAGATTGATCTGGAACAATGTTGTCAATATTAGTAGCGTCAACAATACCTGCTGCTGTTACACGAAGTTCTATTCGATCTCCAATACCAAAAGCTCTTGCTGTCGTACCTTCTTGAGCACGGGTTACTGTAAGAACATCAGATGACCTAGCTGTACACTTAACAATCTCAAGATTGTTCGAAGAATCAATTAGTGTAGCGTAAAAGTACTCACCGCTCGAAAGAGATGGAAAACGAGCACCATGACCACTTGCCACAGTAATACTTGTAGCAGAAGTTGTAATACTAGCCGCTAGTGTGGAGTGACCATTGTTTGAGAATTTTACACTCATAGCTTACTCCTTAGTTTACAGTAACAGTCCAAGTAATACCTAATGTATCAGCAGCCCCTTTGTTAATTACACTGAAGACAGTTCTACATAGTAGATCACCACTTGATGATGCGTTTAGAATCCCAGCCTCTGTAATCGCCCCTGTACCTGTACCAGCAGCAAACGTTGCAACATAAGCTACGGCATTACTAGTCACAGTGGTTGATGTAAGAGCTACTCGACCAGCTTCAGTCTCAAGAGCAGAATCGCCAGCGGCTGCAGCAGTAGTGCCTGTGCCAATAGCCATATGACTCATAGCTGTAGCTGTTGCATCTTTCATTCGTGATGCAATGTATTCTTTACCATCAGTAACAACAATGTTAGGTACAACCGTCTCATGTACGTTACCGTCAGGTTTTGTAACAGTGATCTTTAGTTCACCTGTTACTTTGATAGTATCATTTATCATGCCCATCTCCTTTTAAGTATATGATCCTGCACAAAGCGGCGTCTCATTTAAGAAATGTCCGCCTAGTTCAGTATCGTCTGTATCAGTATATATGAAATTGACTAATAGTCCAGCAGAACTTGTTTCTGCGTAAGTTATGCTTTGTCCATTAATACGAGGTTGGTTTATAAGCCCCGCAGAGCCTAGAATACCAACAAACTCATCCCTACCGTCACCATCGACTGCGGAATCCCAAATTACTGCGCTGTTAAGTAAACTATCATCTTGACCTAAAATACCTGTAAAGTCTGTAATTCTGTGTCTATACACATCTTGTACAAAAGCTACTCCTGCTTCACCTAAACCTCTATGATAACCTCTAATACTTGAATTATTAGAATCAGTATCGTGCATGTAAACTTGACTAGGGTACGCAAAATCTGATTCGCCAAGTATTAGACTAGTATTTATACTTTCTGTAACTGACGCAGTATTAGAAAAAACTTGTTGTATATTAAATACAGCAGCCTCTGTAGCAAGAACTTGGTTTGCAGTTAAGCTATTAGGTACAGAAATACTGTTACCCATAGCGTTACCATGAACTGTACAGTAGTAAAGTAACGTTGACGCAGGCGCATCATTAGGTACTACAAACGTTACAGTTGCACCTGATTGACCTGCTGTACCACTTACTGTGACCCCATCAGTGTAAGAAGTAAGACCATCTTTAAAACGTAATGGATGCCCAGAGTTGCTGCTATCACTAACATCAAAAGTATAAGTAACACCACTAGCTAGTTCTAACGGTGGATTCGTAACACCATCAATAGCAAACTTGTTCCCACCAGAGCTAACAACTGTAATAACAAATGTCTGTGCACCAGAAGTTGCTGGTGTAAACTGTACAGTAGGTTCTAACTTTATACCTTCTACTGCAGAAAGTGTATCTGCTATAGCAGGTTTTGTTGCATTAAAAACTGCTGCCTCTGTTGGTGACGCAGTATCTGCAAGGCTATTATTAGTAACAGTTTTAGCTGTAGCTTCTGTAATACTAACAGTATCGGTTAAACCTTTGGTAGCAGCAAAAATATTTATCTGATCGGTAGCAGTAACAGGATCAGGATCTACGTCAGCGTCTGATAAATCAAAGTCTACATTAGAAGTAAATGCTTTTATATTAGACTGCACAACTGTAACTGAGTCATTTGGATCAGCAAGTGTGAAATCTTTAGTTAAAGATTCTGTAGCTGTAACTGTGTCATCTAATACGGTCGTTACATCAAAACGATCAATCGCTTCAGAAGTTGTTGCTGTATCTGTGACATTCTTATGCGGACGCAGCTGATTGATTGTTTCTGATGTAGTTACATCGTCAGACTTAGATAAATCAGGTTGGTTAACGATAGACTCAGAAGATGTTACATCATCTGCACCTGAAAAATTTTTAGATAAATCAAACGCCGCTGCTTCAGATATAGTTATCGGTGTTGCGTCTACATCTGCATCACTAGGATCAAAATCTATAAAATCTGTGAATACTTTTACACGAGTTTCTTGTACAGTAACTGAATCTGTTTTAACTAACTCAACATCAAATTTGTCAATAGCTTCAGTAGGTAATGCTTCATCGTTAGTTACAGCATCAATATCTTTTGTTAGTTCTGCTTCAATCGAAATTTGATCTTCACCGTCACTAGCCGTTACCTGTTGTTCTGGTAAATTAATCCCCGGAACTACAAGAAAATCAGCATTTATACTTTGATTAGATACTGAAGTTCCAACTGAAATATCAGTATAAGATGTGGCAGCTGATACAGAAGAAACAGCAACAGATATACTTATAACTGAAGTTACGACAATAGAAGATATAGATATACTAGTATTAGCCATTAACTAATTACATTCCCCATACCATTACCATGAGATGTGCAATAGTATTGGGCTGGTAAAGCACCTGTAGAAGGTACAACAATGGTTGTTTTAGCTCCAGACGAACCCGGAGTACCAACCGTAGTAACACCAGTTGTATAACCATTACCACCAGAATCTTTAAAAGCTATTTGATGGCCAGCATTACTAGAATCACTTTGATCAAATATATACGTATTACCACGTAAAAATGTTAAGGCTGGATTGCCAGTGCCACTTAAGTAGAAAACATTTCCTGAACCGCCACCATAAAGAGTTCCACTAGCTACTGTTACAATATAAGTGGTGGTAGTAGCAGCAGTCGTAGAACTAGCTCTTACTCTAAATTTTAAAAGTTCATATACGGTCTGTATAGAACCATTGTAATTGATTGCAATCTCACCTTCATACTCACCGGGATCAACATCAAGTACACCCCCAGCAAAATTAAAAGTTATTTTTCCATCTGACCCATCTGTAGATTTAGTAGTGCTAATTGTAGATAATATTGTCGTGCTACCTTTTTTTCTAAAATATATAGAAACAGAAGTTGTGGATAATGATAAATCCAAAGCTGAGTTAGCTGTATCGTCTGTAAGTGTCAAAACGATTTGTGGTAATTCATCTCCTTTTACTACTTTTATTGTATCAGCCATAATTTACCTCACGCAAACTTTTGTGCCTGTACTCGGACAGACGATTTAGATGCACCGATATTAGTTCTAGCTCTACGCTCTGACAGTTTAAAAGCAAACTGTTTAGCATGATAAGAAGCTAACTCTCTATCACTCCATGTTCTATCAGGTAAAACTAATAGATGTTGAAGTGCGCCGTGCATAATTACATTTTCAAGTTCATCAAGAAACTTTTTATCCATTTTTGTAGCTGTACGCAAAGGTTTAAGGCATACGATCATTCTAACATCATAATTCTGAGTACTATCAGGTAGTGGTGCTACAGAAAAATTATCAGGATCTAGTTGAGTTATATATCTAGGCTCTGCATATTCATTACTACTTTGATTAGGCCACGTAGGATAAAGATCATACAACTGCTCTATAGTTACAGGGGTAAGCTGTTTTCCATTTACAGTAGCTGTTATGAACGCATGAACCTCTGCATCGTCAGGAGTATCATACGCATAATCATATGCACCCGGAACAAGCCTAATCGCAGGTTGTTCGTATCGCCAAGCTAATGTACGCTCACATGCTTCGATAGCAGCATCACGAACATATTGCTCTACAACTGGCGTTGGGCAACCGGGAACACTAGGAGATAACCTATTAACGATGTCGAGGAATGTTCTGTTTGTATATATAGGCATTAGGTAACATCCTCCTCATCAAGTCCACCTCGCTCAGGATCAGTAATAGCTCTGCTTTGTGCAGCAACACCAAGAGCTTGAGTGAACGATTGTTGAAACAACTGCGCCCGTTGTGAGTTTACATGCTCATTATCAACTGACTCAGCAATAAATACAGTGGCATCCACAACAACTGGAAAGTAAGCATCTGGTAACAATGCAACTGTCGTAGTACCATCGTAATCTGGGGGTGTTTGAGAATACTCGCCTATCAATATTTGATTGGCAGGAGCTTTTGGATAAATAAAAAACTTGTTTGCATTTCTAACGTGACGCATAAAATTAACAGCAGCACCTTCAGGATCATTCATCCATGTAGGGTATGCTTGGTCTAATGCTTCACGATTAGTTTCAATAATACCATTACCATTCTTTACAGAGTATATTTCAATAAGACGAATAGAATCTGCAGGCGTAGACTGTACTACTGAGCCTTGAGTAGTAGGAATCTCAGCAATAATTGCAAACAGATCAGGTCTAAGCACTGCTATTCTTTTAAGTGCTTGGTTAGCAAACCCTGTCAAGATAGTATCCGAATAACGCTGAGGGCTATTCGTATCTTGTAAGATTCGTCTTACTTCAGTAATGACATCATTTAGTATCACTTCTTTTCAACCCATGCTTCGTTTTCTGGTGTAGTAGGATCATCTTTTATATAATGACCTTTACTATTCCTTGCTCTCTCTAAACCTCTTGTTGCTTCTTCTGCAAGATCTTCTGGTGTAGAGTCACCTTCTTCAGGAATTTCTTTTGTTTCAAGATCAACTTTAGGTTTTCTACCTTTTTGTTTTTTAGGAATATGTTTTTCTGGAAATGCTTGTTCTTCAGTCACTTCTTCAGTCAATGGGTTATCAGCAAGAATTGCATCCCACTCGTAAATCTCACCGTCTTTAATATTTCTTAACCATCTTTGAGTCATTGTTGTACCTCCTACGTAACTCGTTTAACTCTCTTAGAGCTTTTCTTTTGTGCAAGACGACTGCGCTTTTCAGCTGCAGAAAGCTCTGACGCTGTTTTTGGGGTGTCTTTTGAAACCCGTTTAGACGGGCGACAATAAGGGTAACCACTTCTTTTTTCTCCTTTTTGTCTACCACAGGGTTTACCTGTACGTACATCTACCCACTTCTCTTTAAACCAGCGTTTAAGTTTAGCTCCTTCCTCTGTCTTGCGAACCGCCATAATTATACACCTCTAACTTCTACCATGTTTTTACTTCTTTGTATTCTTCTTTTTAGATTTTCCCCAATTTGCAGCTCCAACCTTTCGGCACTTAGCCAAAGCCCCACTTGCATAAGCTGATGGCCAAACCTTGTAGCGAGCCTTTACTTTGTAGTAACAAGCGTCTTTTTTAGATTTTGCTTTTGGTGCTGCCATAATTACCTACCATTTCTTGCATGACCAATAGCGAGCTGTCATCTTAGATGGTGGCCTGCTATCACAACCATGTCTTGCCCTAAAGTTTTTTCGTCTTCCGGGTTGATTCTTTTTAATTTTCATATTGGCATCTCCAAACCTAATGATTTTTTCTTTACCATTCTGACAAGCCTTAACAACAAACTTCTTACCACCAGAAACCTGACGTTTTGGTTTGTTACATGCCATCTTAGATTTGTCGATTTTAGCCATTATGCTTTAGCCTTCTTCTGAGCTGTTTTACTTAGCTCACTAAAATGATATAATCTTTTACTATTTTTTCCGTGTGTCTTTCCAGAATGTAACTGACCATTAGGCATCTTATGTGTACCGCCCTTATGCTCAGTTCCGTCACGGAAATAATGTTTCATACCTTTACCCATAACACCTCCTATATAGGGAGGGGGGCCGAAGCCCCCCAGCCAATTTTATGAACAGTCAACCATTACAGCTGTAAGTTTCATAACTGCTGCATCAGCGGCATTGTTAAGCACAATGTCAATTGTATCAGCAGCTGTGTAAAACTTACCAGCTTCATAAGCGTCAGTTCCAGCTACAGTAAGATATGCTGCTGTAGCATTAGCGTTAACACCATCAATATATCCATCTGGGTTATCGCCGTCACCAACGTCAACTGTTAGTGTTCCGCCCTCAGCAGTAGTAACTTCTAGAGCCACATGTGTGACCAAAGTTTGTGCTGGGACTTTTATAACTTCAAGAATATCAGCACTTGTAAGTGCAGTCAGACCAGCTGCTGCCCTTTCAGTAGTGATAGTAGCGAAGTTTAGGTCTACAGTTACAGATGATACTTTGTTGATGCCTGCAGCAACGTGCGCAGCACCAGTACCAAGGTTGTAACCTTTTCCATCATTATATGTAGCCATGATCTAAGCCCTCCTTTATACAGTTACAATCATTGTGGCAAGAGCTTCAGGCTTAACGACTTTATAGCCGTAAACTTGAAGACCACGAATGATGTTACCAAAAGTTGTTTCAGATCTAATGGTTTCCATGTTTGTCATTTGAGATGCAAACGTGAAGCCCATCTTGTGACCACCGATTACGCTGAACTCACCACCCGCAGTTTTCTTTAGGTTATGAGAAACGAAAACAGTGAACCTGTCGATCATGCCCAAACGTCCGTTACGTAGCGGCGACTCGTTGTCACCAGTAATAGACGCATCTTTAAGGTCAGATTGCTTGATAAGACCAGCCATCTTTGCAGGAATCACAAGAAAACGATCCCCTTCTGGACAGTTAGCTTCATCAAGAACTGTTCCCATGTCTACGATTTTGTCGATGACATTGCTCTTTGTAAGAGCTTCGGGAGTACCTGCTACACCAAGATCAATGTTTCCAGAAATAGCGCCAGCTGTTTGGCCTTTGTTATTTGCGGATACATCTGGTAGTAGATCAGTTAGAACACGCTGATCAATTTTGATCTTCATACGCTCTGAAGCGTCTTTAGACCACATATCCATCAATGCGATGTCAGACTGAACTTGATCAACATCGTCTTCAACACAAGCAAAATATTCGCCCTTGTCAATGATGAGTTGTAGTTTAGCCTTGTCAGGGTTTTCAACTGCAAGAGTTTGACCCTTAACATAGGTTTGAATAGTGATTTCAGGAGTAGTACGGATGTTAACCGTATCACCCATTTGTCTGATATCACCCTCATAGTCAGTGTTTGAGATTGCTGCGAGCACAGTTGCGTCGTAGAAATTCTCAATCAGCTTCCCAGACCAAATCTCTGGGATGAAGTTGCCGGTATAATCTGGTCGGCCACCAGTTACTGCAAAAGCCATATTAGCCTCCTTTAATTAGCAGTTACGATACGACCTTCTCGTTGTGCAGCGAAAATGTCGCGTTCAATTCGACCTCGCTCCGACTCTCTGCCTTTGTACCTACCTTTTCTAACATCACTAAAAAATTGTTCGATGTCAGCAGGTGAGTATGTCTGGTTTGCACCCTGAGTTACAGGTTGACCACCACGGCCTCGGCCCGGTGCAACTTGTTTCTCGAGTTGAGACTTTGCTTGATCATTAACATGAGCAGTCTCGACCTTACCGTTTGCCCGCTCCCAAGTCTGAAAGAACTGCGCCACACGATTCACATCTAGGTTGTTCTGTGCATCTTCTAGATATGTTTGACGGCTGATATTAGTTAGCGGATCGACTTCTAACAACCAAGTCTGAAAGTCTGGGTTGTCATTAATCTCTTGCCAATTAGGTACAGCATTGGAAATTCCGGCCCAAAACGTTTGTTCACTAGATTGCTTTTGTTGTGCTTGCACTTGATGCACTTGTGGCACAACTCCTTGCAACTGCTGAATTGTTTTCTCCAACTGTGCAATACGCCCATTTGCTGCATTGACTTCTTCGCGAGCTGCTCGTCTCATAACATCAATAGAATCACCATACTCTTTAACATCAGCATCTGTAATCAATGGATCAGATTGCAATGGTGGAGTAGGTTCCGCTGGTTGATTGTTAACAGTACTAAGCAACGTTTCCAGTTGGGATACTCGGCTTTGCATTTCACGGTTTTGTGCGTTCAAACGTGGAACGTCCGCATTATACATGCCTTGTAACGTTTTGTACTTTTGTTCCCAAGTTTCTTTAGGTTGGGTATCTGATGTGCCTTGCTCACTGGCTTCAGATTGAGGTGCTTGTTCTTCAACACTGTCGGAAGCTTGTTCTACAGGTTGCTCAGCAGGTACTTCAGTAGCCTCGGCATTCTCTGCCTGTACTGTTTCTGTTTCGCCGTTGAGTTCCTTGTACAACTCCTGTACTTCCTCAGATTGTTTTTGAACTTGCTTTGGTATTGCCATAATCGCTCCTATCGGTATGCGTAATTAACAGCTGTCATTTTGACTTTGCTGCAGTTTCCGGGGACTCTTTCATGAACTTTAAAAGTTCTGTCAGAACTTGACACCGCCCCTGTGCAAGTGTCGTATTCTGTGTGACGTGTGGTAGCTGCTCCAACTCGTGCATACGCCATTCCTCGACGAACTTAATAACGTCAGGATATTGGCGTACTACCGTAGCTAAAGCCTTAATAACTTCTGGTGATGGTCGGATCATCCTGCACCCCCAGTGTCACGGTTACTAACTGTGTTTGCATCTTGTCCACCTTTGGGAGAGCCATCAGGTTGAGTAGGTGTACCACCGCCTGCTGCTTCTGCTTTCGCAGCCTCAGCCTGCATCTGGGCAGCTACCCTATTGATGTACTTTTCTTTTTCCCGAGATGGAATGATGTCATCCACAGGCATTTGCAACCCTTTAGCCACTTCACGAAGAATCGCTGCACGGCCTTCCTTGCCAACAATTTCCATGTCGATCTGGTTGGCGGTTGCGTTAAGAAACTCAATACGACGAATATTAACAGTCTCTTTGACTGCGAGATTAACTGCACCTTTTGGCATAATCTCTACATCGCCTTTAATAGATTCATCTTCATCATAACGCATGTTATACACAAACTGTCTGTGTACGATTGGTTTGATGATTTCATTGTCAATGTGCATAACCACTTGCCTGATACCTTTACCGGCAGAACCCATCAACATTGAAAGTCCAGACGCTGTACGACCAGCGCCTTGCACATTCAAATCACCATATACATAGGATGGGATACCTGAATGGTCATCGGCTAGCTTACTAAACTTATCATATACAGCCATCAGTGTATTGGCATTATCGTCAGGCTGTGTAAATCGAACAGCAGGTGCACTTGAACCTAACGGGTCGTTCGTGACTTGCCAGATTTTCCACGGGTGGAGTTGCGTGATGTCCTCGTTCGGAGGTATTCTTTCAAGGTTGACCTCGACTTGAGGGCCGCTAGAAATTCCCATGTTATTGATAAGCGCACGAGCAGAAGCGTTACAAACGTTCTGTATATCTTCAATAATTTCTGGTATACCTTTTCCCCAAAACGCACCGGGGCACTTGATAAAAGACGTTTTAGCATATGGTTTTTCTCCTAACGGATCATAGTTAAGAACAGCCTTAATGACGTAATTACCTACAATCCAAACATTAGCATCATATTCTCTCGCTTCATCAGGTACTTCTTCTTCAGTAAGACCCCATTCAATAAGCATCTTACCGCTGACCTTTCCCCAAAACTCCAAAGCATCAAACACTTCAGTAGGTCGATCAAACGAGTGAAACTTTCTTTCCTCCTCATCTTTAGCTAGCTCAACGTCTTCGTTAATCCATGATTGACCATTGCCAATCTCTAAAACTTTTCTAATAGCATCCTCATCATAACCGGGAACTCCAATCATATCTGATAACTCAGTACGAGAAAGAGGGTGATGTTCAAAAATATATCCGTCACTAATATCCGTAATAGCAGGTTCAGGGTAAATCCTAAACGGATCTACACGTTCAAATTCAGGTGCAATACGTTCATCAGCTTCAACAGTAGTCCTACCATTCTCACCTATTGTATATGCTAGCTTACGCTGCCTACGAACAACTGGGCCTTTAATAAATGCGCATGGGTATGTAACAAGATCAGTAATAAAATCATTAAATGATTCACCCCAACCACCTTGTGCAAACTGATCTTTAATTTTAATGGTCATTCTTTTTGCACGGTTGTCTGCTTCTTGAAGCATTTTAAATCTATAATCTTGAGCAATCATCTCCTTCATTTCAGCAATCTCGTCTGGTTTAGGAGCTTGTCCGCCAGCTTCGATTGTACGAATAACTTGTGCTGTGAATAACTGCTGAATCTCTGCAGTGTGTTGTGGAGACAAATCAGGAATAGGTGTGGGTTGTAAATCCCACGGAGGTGTACCTTGATCAAGAAGAATATCACGCAGCCAGCTTTCTGCCGCACGACATTTAACTTCTGTAATCATCATATAAATATCAGACCCACCCTGTTGATGAATCTGTTGAAGTTTATCTGCCTCATACTCTCCGTTTCTTTGGCGGAGTGCTTTCAACATAATGTTTTCAATAGGTTTCTTTGCTCGTCTAGCTGCGTCCCAACAATGCCTAAGATGTGAAGTAAGACCAAGAATAACGCCATCGTTCTGACGTTCGGCTAAAGCTTTATCTCTCATCTCTTTCTCTCGCTTAACGAGAGTAGCGTTGTCTACAACTTGAAGCATTACGATAGAAATCCTTTTTTATTTTTCAGAGCATCTTTAAGTGTGTTAACTGGTTTAGAAGCTTGAACAAAACTAGATACTGCTGACCTAGCTGCAGATTTTAGATTGTCTGCTTTCTGTGCTAGCACATCTGCTGCACCACCTTTTGGCTTCTCAACTACAGGAGCTTTGAACTCTCCTGACTGCATAATTTTACCTGCACGTTTAAACTCGGTTCTTGCCTGTTGAATAGGTTCAATATCAAATTTTGCTTTTGATACTTTATCGTCGGGGGCTTTTGCTCCAGCTTTAATATATTCATTTATCTGTCTACGGGTGTAAGCGTCCATTTGTTTTTGTCGTAGATCAGTAGCTTGTTGTTTAAATTCTTCACCGTAGTATTCGAACTTACCCGGCTTCTTTATCTGTTTGACATCTTTAATTTTAAATGGATCATCAACACTTGTTTTTGGTGCTTTAGCAAAGTCAGGAAGATTTGTATCATAATAACTGTACACAAGTCCTTTACCATCAACTCTGGTGTCAATAACCCTACCACCAGTTTGATATTTTTGAACTTGCGGTTTTACCCCAGATGTATCCATCTTAGGATTGTCTGAGAAGATAGTGTACTTTTTGGTCATGACTTAAACTCTTCCTCATCCATTTCTAGCATAGTATCAGGATCATTCTTATCCGAGTAAACGTACCCACCTCGTTTGTATTTCTTTGCTAAATCTTTATTAATTTTCTTTTGCACGTCTTCGGGTAAAGACGCGAAACCTTTGTATTTCTTTGGTACAGTAACCTCACCACCGTTTTCGTATGACTGAACCTCCACAACCATAACCTTTGATGAGTTCATACCAGACGTATCCATCTTCGGATTATCCGAGAAGATAGTGTAAGGTTTATGACCGCATTTACCTTTGTACATAAAAATCAGCCTCCTACAAACAAGTATATATTAGTAGAAGTATACACACAAGTTTATATTTGTCCAATAAAAATACCCCCCACCGGGGCAAGCGGCAGGGGGAACTAAGAAGGTAAAAACTTTGTCGAGATGACAATGGGGATTGTATCAAGTCCAGCCGCCTGCTGCAACCCTTTTTACTTCACGCTTCTGTAAAGCGTAACCCGCTTCACCAATAGCGTTAATATGCAACATAAGATATTGTAAAGCTTCAGCTACGTGAGAGTGTTTATTCTTCTCAATGTTGCCATTCTTTTTATGGAATCTGTATCCACCCATCATAGCTGCTTTGAGTTTCGAACAACGAGGATCTAATAGAAACGCACTGTCGCCGTCTACCTGTCTCATGAGATAATCATCAACTGCAGACAAACGTGCTGACACGTTATTTGTTTTGGCAGGCATAACTTTTAAACCTTCAGCTTTGATAATATCTACAGCCGAACGCTCATCAGTTTGTGCTCTCTGTACACCCGCAGGGTCGGTAACAACCAACACAGGTGCACCGATGTACTGTTCATATATCATGGGTTTGAGAATGGTGCGGACGAAACGCTGAACCCCCATGTCACTGCTCACAGCCTCATTTAGGATCAACACTCGCCCGCGAGGGTCTTGTTGCCCTATAACTGCTGCCGGTGTCAACCCCAAATCCATACCAATTACAATAGGACGTACACCATTTATAATTGGCCGCAAAGTCTGCTCACCCATATGATAGTCAGGTCTAAAATATTTATACACAGGTTGTCCTGCAGAACTCAGACCATACTCGCCGTCAATATACACACGTATGTATTCTTCTGACCGACCTTGTGTATCGTAATAGCCCTCGGGTAGATTTTCTATATTTTCAGCCAAGGAGCTTCTACCCGAAGGTTGTTTGAACACATCCCACCCGTTATCATTGAAACTAACACCATCAGACGGATCTAATTGTTCCATCTGATAATACCACCATGTGTCCATAGTCGGAGGGTTAGTATCCCCCCACATCCCAAACCATGTTGGCCCGCCATCCTTCGCAGAAGGAAAACGACCAATACGTTTCGACATAGCATCAACGATGTCAGGATTAATATCTCTACACTCGTTGAACCATGCAAACGTTAATTCTAATGAGTTCAAGTTTGCAACATCGTCAGAGTCATCGAGGGCACGAAACATAATCTCACACTCTACATCTCCAACTTGAAAGAAGTATGTCTTGGTAGTACGCATATAGTTTCCACATACACCGGGCGGAAACCAATCGTGAAAAGTTTTAATAGTTGTATCCTGTAACTGTCTTGCAGTTTCTCGAACAATCGCTACACGAGATTTACGAATACCTTGTTTGTTAGGCTCCTGCATAGAAGCTCTACGTATAACTTCAAATGTACTTGCTACTGACTTACCAGACCCCACCGGCCCCATAAGCACACGCATTTTTGAATCTGACATCATAAAGTTCTTACAAACTTTAGATGGTGTATAATCAATCTCCATTAGAAAATAACTGCCCCAAGAATGAAACTTACGATACAAGCAATGATAGGTTTCTTATGATACCTTGCTCGTCTCAACCATTCTCGAGGTGTATGACCAAATACAATCATATCTCCTCCTAACCCCAAGCCCCCGCTTTATTCATTAAGTCGTCATACTCATCAATAAGTAAGACATAATACTTAGTAGGTTCTTGTTTATTTTTAATTATTTTAGTCTTGAACGATATACCAATATCATTCAATCCTCTAGTAAATTGTTCGTACTCGGCTAGTGACTCAAAACTTACAGCGCGAGTTCCCTGATAGAGTTCTACAAATCGGCTAAGCATTACCGATTGCTTTTGGCTCCTCAACGTCTTCAGCGTCGATGACAGTTGCTGTGTGCTCTTGACCCCCGAGGTTAATTGTAATTTTAACTCCGCCACCAGATCCCTCCGTCTGTGTATCATTCTTTGGTTCTAGTCCGCCCCACTTAACAGTTGATTTAATAAGGTCAGCCTTAACCGCAGCAGATGTGTCTGGGTTATGAATCAAAGTCCAAGATGTTGTTAATAGTTCTTCCGCTTGGGCACGGGCCTTTAACTTGAAGGTCATACCTTTTTCACGGATCTCATTTCTGTAGGATTCTACCTTCTTTAGAAAGACGGGATCTTTCTGAAATACAAGAATGTCCTCGGCAGAAATACTGTGCCGATCTTTTACTTCATCTAACGTCTCACCGCTGCCTTCTAGCATGAGTGCCATATCAAAGGCTAAACGATCAGACCACTTCGTGTGTTTCAAAGGTAACGTGTCCATATCCTAATTATGCAGTAAATTACGGGCATGTCAAATAATTTCAAAACTTTACACTTCGATTTTTTGGGTCTTGCTATGAGAGGTTTACTTATATGGGGGTGGGGGTCGCGACGCAAGTCCATGTGCCCCCCTGCCTAACGTACACAAAAGAACAAATCGTGAACGGCTAACAGCCTTTAAAACTAGGCAATATAGCCCATACTTGACAATCATGTATAATTAACCCATAGTGAAATTGTCGCTGAGGGCAGTGACACCCGAACAGCTAGCGGGATTACTAGCTACATTACTGGAGGTCTACATGAGTAGAATCTTTGAAGGGAATGTTAGCATTGTGGCTAACACTAAGGGCGAGGTAGCCTTAAAGCGTGACCCTAACGGCGCTTGGAACTCCTCAAATGCTAAGGAACTCTATGGCAAGTGCCTAGAGATTAGCAAGGCGAAGAAAATGCCATTACATAAATGGTCTTTCTTCAAGGCTGACGGTGGTACTGATGTGCTACTAATGGCTGATAGGTACGGTAATCCTAGGATTACAATCCTACCGCCTAAAGCCGAGGGTCAAGCTAAGTCACGAGTGACTAAGTTAGCCTAACGTAACCCAGAGGGGAGAGCAATCTCCCCTCGCAACCAAACGGAGACTGATATGTCTATGAAAGATGGTAAAAGAGAGTACAGAGTAGATTGGATTGAACTAGGGTCGCTTTACTCAAGATGGTACTACAAACAAGCTGACGCAAAGAACTTTGCTTTCAAGCTGAAGAATGACCCAGAGATTGATGCAGAGAACGTGATGGTCTCACACAATCCACCATACACACCACAACTAGCGTGGAACTTCTAACAAGGAACGAGGTGGCTCAGAGAAATCTGGGTCATCTCTTTTTTTATTTCTTTTTATAATATATATCCCATACGTCGGGGGGTTTCGGCTCGCTTGTAATCGCGATGTAAAGCTGATGTTACACGATAAGTTTACAGGAAATGGTACATCAGGTGTAAAGTTAGGTACTATCTAGTGTATCTAGTCCATACTTGACACAATATGTAGACTTTTAGATAGCATAACCTTACAACTTGACACCAAGAAAGCGTTATAACGCAAGGGTTTACACCATATGTGCTCAAGTAAACTATCTAAACTATCTAAAATATATAGATAAATTCAATATACCCTTTCCTAAAAGGATTTCTTGAGGAATATATGTAAAACGCGGTAGCCAAGGATTACCAATATATTTCTAGATATTTTAGATACCTGTACACAAACCATTGAAATTGAATAGTATTTCCTATCTATTTCCAATATCTATCTACAGAAACATTACAGATAGGACTGCCCACAAATAGATAGAACAACATGTTTCCACATGTCATGTGAAGGTGTCGCTTTCTCTGTGTACGCGAGCCAACTTGCAAAATCGGGTCGCCTCGCCCAAACTGGGTTTGTCTTTCGGGGCTGTCCTTTTACGGACTTCCTAAGAGACATTCAATCAATGCCTATGATCTTAATTTACAAAGGAGGTATATCATGGCTAAAGTATACGAAGGTAATGTATCTATCTTTAAGAACTCTAAAGATAAGATTGTTGTGAAAGCTGACCCTAATGGTGCTTTCAATGCTGAGAATGTTGAAGCACTTGCTTCAAAGATGACTGAACTTGGTCGTTCTTTGAAAGCTGAAGTAAACTTCTTCATTCCAGAGACTAACTCAGACAAGCCTATCAAGGCTGTCTTACTAGCTAATCGTTGGGGTTCACCTTACGTAGCTTACTTACCTGAGGGTAAGACATCTACTCGTAAGCCTATTGAAAAGCTTGCTTAATCTTAATCAGGGACAGTGGTGTAATGCTACTGTCCCTATTCGTGTTGGAGGTGAATATGTATTCATGTGTTGTTTGTTCTGCTGAAGTCAATGACAAGCGTGTCAAGTTAGGTTATGATACTTGCATGCTCTGTGGTGACAAGCAGGCTAGGGAGGTTGTGCATACAGTACTACCTCTACACAAATCCAACTACATGTTGGTGACCAATCGGGAGGAACTGATTGGTTTCAATACGAAGGGAGGAATAGTCAAATGAAACTATCTGATAAACTTCTATGGATACTGTACTGTGCTATTGCGGCAGGTACAGTTTCATACTTGGACTCTGTCTTTGAGTGGGGATTGTTCTAATGTCTGCTCGTAAGGTTTTGTCTGCACTGGGGGCTACAGCTTTGGTTGTAGCTTTCGGTTTTCTACTGGCGTTTGTACTCATCAACTTCATGCTTGGTTGTGAGACTTGGGATGAAAGTCTTTGGACTGAGTACAATAGCTGTATAACTCTTGGTCACATCATTGACGGAATAGGAGGTAAACGATGACCAATAAGAAATCTTTGAAGCTGTTCGTACTTCGGTACGGAAAAGGTGGAGATGTAGTAAAAGGTGGAGATGGCATGCCCCTTTACTTCAACGACAAACAAGTTGCCAAGAACCATCGGGGAGACAACATGGTTGTCTCATATGGCCCTGACCATCGTAAACACAAAGGAGGAATAGATGCGAGCCACTCTACTAAAACAAACAATTAAATCATTGTTCCCTACACAGCGGACAATGGCAATCGAAGGTGCACCGGGTGGTGGTAAGACTACCATCTGTGAAGAAGTTGCCAATGAATTGAAGGTTGGTTTCATTGAGAAACACATGCCGACAATGTTGGTCGAGGACTTCGGTATCATGTATCCAAATGGTGATGATATGTTGCACTACAAACTACCAGACTGGTATCCGTCACAAGACAGAACGGATATACCTGACACTGGTATCCTATGCTTTGATGATCGTAACCAAGCCAATGCTGACTTGCAGAAAGTCTTGGCTAACATCTGTCAAGCTAGGAATCTACATGGTGTACCACTCAAGGAAGGTTGGATGGTTGTCTCGACAGGTAACCGACAGTCTGACAGAGCAGGTGCTAATCGTGTACTGTCTCACTTGCGTAATCGTGAGACTGTGTATGAACTTGAAACACACCTTGATGACTGGTGTTCATGGGCTATTGACCACGGAGTGAAGCCCGAAGTTGTTTCGTTCATACGTTTCAGACCTAATCTCTTGCATGACTTTGATGCTCAACGTGACCAAAATCCTACACCACGTTCATGGGTTGAGGGTGTGTCCGATGCCATTGGTGTTGTACCAACTGACGCTGAGTATGAAACATTCAAGGGTGCTGTTGGTGAAGGTGCTGCTGCCGAGTTTGTAGGTTTCGTTAAGATCTACAGGAAGCTACCTAATCCTGACAACATCATCATGAATCCTACTACAGCCGAGGTTCCTGATGACCCTGCTACGTTGTATGCCCTGTCTGGTGCTATCGCTGAACGTGCAACTGTCAACAACTTTGAGCGTGTTGTGACCTATGCCGAGCGTATGCCACCTGAGTTCAGTGTGTTGTCTGTGTCCTATGCAAGTCGTAAGAACGCAGACTTGGCTTCAACGCAAGCGTTTACGAAGTGGGCTGTTAACCATCAAGATGTCCTATTTTAACGGAGGTAGATATGAAGTTATCGGACAAAGCACTATTGGTTCAACTGAATGTATCACAGTGGACTGCTAGGAAGTATGACAAGAGGGCTACTGAACAGGTAGCCCAACAGAATGGTTCTGCTGTACAGGCAGGACGATACAACAAATCGTTGTTACCTATGAATGATTATCTTGATAATGTTCATAAGAAAACAACTACTATCAGAGCGAAGTACTATGCCAATACCCTACCTTGGGGTATTGAGGGTACGATGTTGTTACCATCTGCAAACTACTTGAACTTCATGACGGAGTTTAGGAAGGAGAAAGCAGATTGGCAAACACTTGTGGACAGCTTTTGGAATGAGTATTCAAGGCTGAAGCAAGATGCACAACGCTTCTTGGGTAACCTGTACAACGATGCAGACTACCCACCACTGCACGACATCCAACGTAAATTCAAGATGGACTTGGCTGTGTTCCCTGTACCATCTAACGATTTCCGTGTGCAAATATCGGATGATGAACTGTCTCGTATACAGAATGATGTTGAAGCTAGAGTACAAGATGCGGCTCAACAAGCTATGCAAGAAGCATGGCAACGTCTGTATGACCGAGTCAAACACATGGCTGAGAAACTTGCAGACCCCAAGGCTATCTTCCGAGATACTCTGATCGAGAACACCAAGGAAGTATGTTCTGTACTTAGCCGACTTAACTTTGCTGATGACCCTAACTTGGAAGCCTTACGACAACAAGTTGAGGGGAGTCTAGCTAACAACCATCCTGAAAGTCTACGTAATGACCCTGACTTGAGACGTGATAAAGCGGCTGAAGCCAAGGCAATCATGGACAAGATGGGTGCATTTATGGGAGGTAACTAATGGCAGATGTTGAGAAACGAATCAGTAAAGCTAAGACTTCATTGATTCTTGAACATCCCTTTATTGGTAGCATTGCTTTGAATATGCCAATGAAGGTTGACAACTCTGTACCTACTGCCGCCACTAATGGTAAGCGTGTACTGTTCAATGAAGATTTCTGCAATGGGTTGGATGATGAGGAACTTAAGTTCCTCGTCGCCCACGAATGTTTACACCCAATGTTGGAACACAACTTTCGTAGACAAGAACGTAACCCATACAAGTGGAACAAAGCGGCTGACTATGTAATCAACAAGCTGTTGACTGATGAAGGTATTGGTAAGATGCCTGAACAAGGTCTGCTTGATGAGAACATATACCAGTCTGGTAGTGGTACATCCGAGGGTATCTACGGAATACTACCCGAGGAAGATGAAGGTAATGAAGGTTATGGTGGTCAAGGTCAACCACTAGACAGCTGTGAAGATGGCGAGGGTTCACCTGCTGAAGTATCACAGCAACAAGCCGAGTGGAAAGTCAAGGTAGCACAAGCGGCTCAAGCGGCTAAGATGATGGGCAAACTGAGTGCAGGTCTTGAACGTATCGTTGATGAAGTCTTGAAACCCAAAGTGGACTGGAGAGAAGTCTTACAGAGATTTGTTGTCAAGTGTAAGTCTGACCAACGCTCG